TGAAGATTAGTAATGAAGATTAGTAATGAAGATTAGTAATATTATATTTGCAATTACAATTACCTAAATTGTAATTACATATTCGTACGACAATATGCAGTCAATATTTAGACAATGCGGTATAATATAGAGTGATGTCTCCTCCGACTTACAAACGACGCGACGATAAAGACCGTGATTACAAGAAAAAGGGTGGAAAAACGAAACGCCGAGGAGGTAAGCGCGATGATAAAAAGCGAAAAGGCGGTAAAACAAAGAGGCGAAGAATGTCATGGTAATCCTCGATTCATCATAGAATCTCTGCCAATTTCTGCGTCTGTTCGTCTGTAAGCGTCTCTGGAAATGCGACGCTAAATTCAATGACGAGATTCCCCACATTCCCATCTCGCATCATTCCCAAATTCGGTATGATTTTTCTGTAGTTCGGCGATATAATCGTCCGGTTCTTCAGATTATTCAAGCACAACAATTTACCACTTACATGTGTTATTTCGAACGAAAATCCAGTCAACGATTCTTTTAATGTGATCGCGCGTTTATGCAGCAAATCCATTCCATGTCGCTCGAACATATCTGAATCATTCACTTTGACAATAAACTTGATATCGCCTTTTAATTCGGCAGAAACGGTATTTCCACAGTCTCTCATGATAATAATTTCGCCATTATCGATTCCCGGATGAATGCTGACATATACCGGTTCGATTTCGTGGATTTTCATATCATCTTTGATGGTCCATTTTTCCACGTTGATGCATAAAGTGCACCCATTGTATGCTTGGTCGAATGCCACCTCAATGTTTTTGATGATGGGGGGAGGTTTTTGCATTTGACGGAAAAAAGGATGCCCTCCTCCAAACGGCATTTGTCCCATCCCTCCCATCCCTCCGGGCATTTGTCCGGGCATTTGTCCATGCATTTGTCCATGCATTTGTCCATGCATTTGTCCCGGCATTCCACTATGAAAAACGTGGATTCCCGGTCCACCAAACCGCATTTCTGCCATTCCGCCCATTGGTCCAAAAGGACCCATTGGACCCCCTTGTCCAAACATCATATTGATGATGTCATTCACGTCGATCTCTTGTCCTCCTCCTATATGTACCCCATCCAATTCCGCATTGTATTCGTGCCGCCGCCTCTCGTCGCTCAGTGTCTCATACGCAGAACCGATTTCCTGGAATTTCGATTGCGCTTCTGGCGACGAATTTCGATCGGGGTGCCATTTCAGAGAAAGACCGCGATAAGCACGCTTTATTTCATCCGGAGACGCCTCTCGCGAAACTCCCAAAATATCATAATGTGTTGCTGGCATGTATTGTATTTGGTTCTGTATATCAAATACGATATAAAGTGTTTATGTTGTATTTTTGTCGCATACAATATAAAGAAACACGTTTTACAAGTAATATCTTTGTCTAGGAACTGAATGTCGTGGTCGACTTCTCGTATTTATGTTTGTGGTGCAGTACGGAACTGTGGACCATATTTAGACGACGTATTTTTGAACATACGAAGAATAACAAAATTATTTGCGGATTTTCATATTATTATTTCGTTTGACGTTTCAGATGACAATACTCTTCTCAAATTGATTGAACAAAAGAAGAAACTCGGCGAAAAACTAGATATAATTGTGAATAAGGAGTATCTTTCTCCGATAAGAACCGAAAACATTTCGAATGCTCGGAATGCGTGTTTAAAAAAGATGCGGGAACGAATCGGGTCGGGAATGGAAGCGGATTATTTCATCATGATAGATATGGATGGGGTTTCTGAGGGTCCGATGAATCTGGATGTGTTCAAGAGGGCAATGAACAGGTCAGACCAATGGGATTCGGTCAGTTTCAATCGCTATGGGTATTACGATCTGTGGGCATTGTCCATCGACAAATTCGTATATGGTTGCTGGGGATGGTTCTGTCCAGTCGAAGTCGTGGAGCATATGCGCATGTATATTATCGATAAATTGAGCAAGGTACCCGCAGACAAATTTGTAGAATGTCAGTCAGCATTCAACGGATTTGCTGTCTACCGCACATCCAAGTTCTTGAACTGCCATTATGACTGGCGTATGCCAAAACAGTATATGAGATTGGATGATTTGTTGGAGCAGCAGCGGATATTGTGGGGAGTCGGGAGTAAGTCTCCTCTCGACGAACAGACAGATGAACCGGATTGTGAACATCGCTCGTTTCATATGATGGCAACGGCAAAGAATGGGGCAAGGATAAGGATCTCGCCGGAAATCTTGTTTGAATAGTTCTAACAAATATTTATGCGCGATAGGAATGGATCTTGTCCACCCAGTACTTTAGTTGCAACTTATCCAGACACCATTCTCTCGCCGCATAGTCTGATAATGTTTTGTCTAGTAATTCGCGAGTAACGTGCGACCAGGATTTCACAATCAGAACCGGCAATCCATCGAACATAGTATCGAGAGGAGTGCTTATCATAATCGGAATGCATCCTAGACAGAGTGCTTCCCATGTCCGATGACAGTCGAGTCCTTCTCCCGGCGGACTCACTACAAATGCATACTCGATTTGCCGGGTCCACGACTCCAGTCGACTGATTTGATTTGGTTCGTAGTAAACCAAGTCCGGAGGAATCTCATGATATGCTTGCCATCTCGACCCCCGGTGAATTGCGAAATGAAACGTGGTATAGGCAAATGGGATTCTTTTGGAGAGAGGGTACGCCTTTTTCGCAACCGCAAGTAATTCGTCTTCTTGCATTTTAGGAGAGGTTCGGGGACCCCAATACATATCATTGTTTGCCATGGTATGATAGTCGAGTCCTATAGGCAAAAACTGGAGTTTTGGATGGTCTTTAGGAGAATACACCAAATTTTGCGAAAACCAGGCAAGGAGTCTTGGGTCATTGATAAACCCGTCGAAATCGAGAGAGGACAATGAACTTTCCGGGATAGAAGAATCGCTATCTCCTGTAACGAGAACAAACTTTGCGCGGATGCTCGGTAAAATACGGTGGACAAAATCGGATAGGGCAGAGGAGCAGATATAGATGGAGTTGCCGTCTTTGATTGTATCGGGGAGAACATCCCATTCCACGGAATATAGACTGGAATGCGGATTTGGACTGTGATGAACACAACTTTTTAGGAGTCCTCTCGACCCTACGTAAAAACACGATGTTTCATCATCCATTTGGATTCGTAATACAATAGTAAATATTTGCAATGACCGTTGGGTACGCGATATGTAAATATATGATGTTATAGACTACAAACAACATAAATGAAATCAGGATGTAAATAATTAGACCCAAGATGGAAAAAGAGAACAAAACATTTATCGCTAAATATGCGCCTCAATACTTACGCGATTTCTTGTGCGAAGACTTTGAACAGGGAGGACTTTGCCCGAATTCGGGGGAAGGGATATTATCCGAATCGCAGCGGAGAGAATCGCGTAAGGATAATGGGGTAGAGTATGTTCTGAAGACCTTAATCGATATGGACGATATGAATATCTTGCTTGTCGGCGGGTTTAATTCTGGTAAAACCGCGATGTTATATGCTTTAGCGCGCGAATACTACCATTCTTCCAACACAGGAGGAGGACCCGTATCATTATCCGAGAACAATGTGCTTTTTATTAACAATTTGAAGGAGCAGGGAATCCAGTTCTTCCGTAACGACATGAAGACGTTTTGCCAGACACATTGTTCGATTCCGGGGAAAAAGAAGGTGATCTTGATTGATGATATGGACAGTATCAATAAACAGAGTCAGCAGGTGTTCCGCAATTACATCGACAAACATAAACAGCATGTTTGTGTGATTGCATCGTGTTCGAATTTGCAGAAAGTCGTGGAGAGTTTGCAGTCGCGACTGCATATTGTGAGGATTCAACCTCCTACGAAACAGCAAATCGCATCATGTATGAATAAGATTATTACAAAAGAGGCAATCGCGGTGGACCGGGGATGTCGCGAGTATTTGTTGGAGAGGTCGAATGACAATATTTGCAATGTGATTAATAATTTGGAGAAATTGGCAATTTATGGACGCGATGGTGTCATTTTATCGCGGGATATTTGCGAAAAACTGTGCTCCACTATTTCGTTTCACCAATTCGAATTGTATTTGGGTGCGTTAATTCGCGGAGATTTAAGAGAATCCGTACGGGTTATTTATTTGCTTTATGATTATGGATATTCGGTGATTGATATTTTGGAGTATTTTTTCGAATTTGTGAAGACCACAAGTCTTATTGAAGAAGACGTGAAGTATAAGATTGTGCCGAATATATGCGACTCGATATCTGTTTTCCACAATATGCACGAAAATGGAATCGAATTGGCAATTTTTACAAATAGAGTGATGCGATGCATTGGTGAACGGGAATGAGAATCTTCTATGGGCAAAACCACCATATGAATAGACGGAAAATCTTTGGAACGCGGTGTGTTCGGATCCATGTAAAAATCTGGACATTGTACAAATATAAGTCTATATTAAGTTGCTTGCGTTTGTTTTAATATGTCTAAACAAATATTTAGAAAATTGGTACCACCCGAACTATTATACGAATTGTTGGAAAAAATATGTCTGAAAACCGATAAATATTATTTAGTAGACCATAACGCGTATAAGAAGTTCATGTTTTTGGGGTTAGATCAGTGGTTCAAAGAGAGCATCATCGGATGCTACCACGACTCGAAACGTTTTTACGTCACGCGTGAAATGAACTACAATTCGTTCATTAATATTTTGCGGCAAATATGCAAGTCGAATCAGATGATGTTCACGAGTCAGATTAAATATATGGAGTCGAAGTACAGTATCGAGTATTTGATTTTTCATACATTCTCACATTAATGTCTAGTCGTATTTTTTGTTGTCCTTCAATAACTGCCCCTCAGGCAGTTATCTTATAGCAACGGAAAACACGAATAGGCATATACGCTAGTCATATGGGAAAATCCCCATATGAATAGACGTTAATGTCTAGTCGTAATTTTGTGTTTCCCATATGACTAGACGTTAGATAACCGACCGATAGAAGTCGTCGATTGTGCTACCTCTTTCACACTTCTCATCTGTCCATAAATTTTGAAATAACGATTTATAATACAATGCTCGCTCGTATTCCGCATTGTATTTTATGTAGTATCCGAGTTTGTCGGAGAATGTACCCACACTCCACCTGGTCGACCCATTGATATTCCGAACCGCATAAGAAATGTAGGGGTATCTCCGAACGGTACCAATCAACCCAGTTTCCTCTAAATGCATCTTCAGTATCCTCTCCATACTCCATTCGCGTTGCCCCGCAATAATATCGTAGTATCGATTTGCATTTTTGTGGAAACTCTCTAGTATGGAAACGTATTTCTCAAAATGACAGGCAGAGAGGACGACCGCGCGGTCGCAAATACCGCCGTAATCTTCCCAATCTGGTATCCAGACATGGGATTCGTCCAGCAATTCCATTTTAGGGAAAGGAAGTGCGTAGATATAGTCGCTCCGCACGATCACAAACCGGTCGTATTTAGACAAGAGGTCGTTTTCTCTCGCATTTTTTTGCAAGAACCAGAGGAAGAAGATGTGGATGTAGGTCGAAATGCAATAGTTGGAAAAGTCGGTCGGGTCGTCGTTTTCGGACCCGATATGCGTTTTCAGTTTCAGGAATTCCGTATAATGTTTTGCGGTTTCTGGAATAGAGGGGGTTTCGCGGTATGAATATTCGACGGATTTAGCAAAAGAACGGTCGGATTCTTCGTCGTAGAGGAACCGGTATTTCGCGAGTCGGTAGAATGGGTTCTGGTAGTCGTAGTTGGATTTTGCGCCGATGCACAAGCAAAGGTCTGCCCCGAGTTCGTCGATGACGTTTTTCTTGAAATTGTCGAAGGTGAGTTCGTGGGCACGGGTCTCGGATAAAACGACGACAAGGGTTCGTTGCATAAGTATGAATTATATTTATGCAAACGATTTGATGTGGTTTGTTTTGACGCGTTTGGACAAGTCCAAATGCTAATGTCCAGACTCCCTTCAGGAAGAGTAAAACTCCTCCCGAAGGGAGTGAACATAACCACTGAATTCCCTTTGATTTGCTAATGGAATCCAGATGCTAATTACTCGCCTTATGATATATCATTTATACCGAATGTTTTTCAATTCAAAAAATATATATTTGTATGTATTTGCCTTGTCGTTGGTGGCAGTGGCGTCCTATGTCGGCAATAAATTCAAGGCACAATTTCAAGACAAAGACGAATATGATTTAGTGCGACAGTATTTGCTGAATGAATCGCCTCTTTATGGCAATAATAAACCGAAAATCTGGATACATACGAAATACGAGTACAATGCCCGGGTTTGGAAGAGTTTCCAGAGCAGGTCGTCGATGGACCTGAACCAACCGTATATTCATATGACGATTAAGAGTATTCTTGACCATTGTGGCGACGATTTCCATATTTGTCTGATTGACGACAATACCTTTAGCAAATTGATTCCTTCGTGGGATTTGGATTTGACAAGGTTGGCAGAACCATTCAAATCACGTGCCAGACAGATTGGACTGGCAGAATTGGTCTATTACTATGGCGGAATGGTTTTGCCGAATTCATTTTTGTGCATGAAACCTCTCAAAGATTTCTATTTGGATGCGACGGCAATGGACAAACCGTTTGTTTGCGAGGCAGTAAATCGGACCGTAAATATTGTGAGGCAGGGTACACAAGGACGTTTAGCATTTTTGCCGGATTTGCGCATCTTCGGTGCAAACAAGAATGACCCGACAGTGAAGGAGTTGGTCAAGTATTTGAAGCATAATATCCAGGTGCAACATTTTTCGAATGAGAGGGAACTTTTAGGCGAAGATGGGTACTGGTGTTTGGACCAGATTGCGGCAGAGAAAATGAATTTAGTGGGAGGAGAGGTGGTGGGAGTGAAGACGAAAGACCGGAAACCGATTATACTGGAGAATCTGATTGAAGAGGATTATTTAGATTTGAGTCCTCATTGTGTTGGGATCGCGATACCTGATGAGGAGGTTTTGAATCGGACGAAGTATCAATGGGTTGCGGCGATGGATGTGCGGGATTTGCTGGAGGGAGGATCTATATTGTCGAAATATGCCAGGGCAGCAATTGTGTCGGGGAATCGGGAGCATTTGCCGGAACGTGTTCGAAGCGCAATTGCGATATAATTGCATGAATGAATGGATAATAATGCAACTAATAATGATGTATTAGTTGCATAACGAAGTGCATGGCATAACGAAGTGCATCGCATAACGGAGTGCATCGCATAACGAAGTGCATCGCATAACGGAGTGCATCGCATAACGAAGTGCATCGCATAACGGAGTGCATCGCATAACGAAGTGAAAAATCGAATAATATAATCATTCTTATTATAGTATTACCATTACCATTGCCATGCAGACTAGATATATGCCATATGATAAGCATAATCTTAGGTTTATCAATGCGAATATATTTCACGATATTAATCATGATTATGGTCCAGGCGCATCTGACGAAAGATGGGAAAAAGTGCAACAACAATTAAAACAGTTTGGACAAAACTTCACAATTACGGTAGGAGGTGTAAGAGCAAAACATTTCCCTCATGGAAATACAAACGGTACACATAGACGTCCCACCATTGTAAAACCAAGTGTTTTAAAACATTCATCGACGATTCGAAGTCTACCATCCCCAAAGTTACATAAACACTCGATAAAAAATCACATAATTGACGAATATGATATGACTTATTATGTATTGCAAGAGTTTGTAAATTCCGTAAATATGAAAATATGTTTTAACACTTTCTTTGCTGCGGCACACCCAATCCCCCCAACATTCGCGGTACTTTTTGATGGTGCTGATTCCCCCGATAAAATGGTAGAAACGAGTGGATTATATAAATTATACACCAGAATATCCTACTATATTCGATACGAATGCAACAACGACGCAGTTACATTTGTTAAACAGTTCATTGAGTTCACTAATCCGCGTAATATATTCAATGATTTAGAAAAATACATATTGATTGGTATTTATGATACCGTTGAACGTACACAGACGACATCAAACTCGAAACGCTTCCATGGAGGCGCCGCAAAAGATGAAATATTAGAGATTTCTCAACTGAGTGATATGCTGAATGAATTGAATGGCGAGCGAGATAAAATAGAACTCGTTATTGACATCATATATGACACGTTTACAAGAAACCAAACGGACTATTCGAATTCAAGACGTTATATATTGCAACGAACGAAAGAAATTTTGAAAAAATATGGACAAATCAAGAAAATGGGGTCGGTCGACAATGCAAGTAGTTGCTTTACCAAATGCTGTTTTTTCCCGCCCGTCCCAAGGAGTTCAAGACAAGCAAGTAAACCGTTTGACGAGTTTACAAGAGAATGTTTTCTTGATTATTATACCACCGGGTTGATTGGGTTCTATCAAGGGATTTTGAGTGGATTGAAAGCGGAAGAAGAGGCAGAAAGAATTCGAACGGAAAGAGAAGAAATTCGGGCAGCATCCGGCGAATTGACAAAAGATCAACGCCTCATTCGGGACCAGTTTTGTTCTTTGATTGCAAAATTAGGGTTGGTATTAAATGGAGAATATGGAGTTGACGGAACGCAATTATCGATATTCTCCAATGGAGACGACGCAATGACTGCGAAAGAAATTAATTTATTGGCAAATTGGGCAAATTGGGCGTGGAATCCAGATTTACATAAAAAACGGTTACGTCCAACCGGCGCTAGATCGAATATTGACGTCGAGTTATTCGATTTCACGCATGATTATTTTGAAGATTATAGGATGGCGTCCGATAACTACCCGATTTGTAGAACATCTCCGAATTTAAAGTATGTTATCGATAATGCTGCAATGGTACCGAATAATTTAAAAGACTACGTATTTTGCCCCGTTTCGTCAGTCGCGGATGGAATGAGAAAATGCAATGTAAATCAATTGGAAGAACACGGTAGCATGGACTTTGTAATCTGCGACAGAAACGATTATGATGCATTACAGAGTCGACAAGTACCAATCGAGCATTATTACCGAGGTATGTCAGAATATAACAATAGAGAAAAAACCACGGTTTATACGATCGAATTAAAAACCCCCATGTTGACAACCCCGATTATTTTGAAAAAACAAATTGATTTGGCGGGAACCGTGTTGGAGGCGCATAATGTTCTCCGCGAAACTCTTATCAATATAATCGGGTTTATTATTAAATTACAAGAAACTGCTCCAGTTATATCTACAATTATTTACAACCATCCAAATGGTATATTTGGTGGATTATATGAGTCGTTGTTTCACTCTACTTATCCAGACTATCCTGGACTCGACGATAAATTGCCTAAATACCAATTTGAATTTCTTACCATTATATTGAATATATTGTTCAAAGGGTCTGGCGATTTATTTCAAGAAATAAATGCAGTATGCAAATGGGGAGGTTACGCAGATAGTGGATATAGTTGTAGTCATTCGGTAGTAAAATATAATGCATCAAATACGAAGTCGTCGAATGATGGAAATGCTTTGCGCATGTTTATTGCAAATGACCAACCATCTGGGTGTAGATTTGCGTTTTTATTATTGAATGGATACAAAGAATTCACTAACGAATATGCGTTTGGCGGTTATATGGGGATTGGAAAAACGTTGTTGGTTACGAGAGCAGATATGCGATCGCAGTTTAAAGACGCATTATGCTCTCCCAATCCGAATTTTTCTCAATCTGAATATATTTTACATGGAGGCGCAAAAAATAAAAAACGAAGCAGTCCAACTCGCAAAATAAAAAAACGACTAGACATTACTTAGAACTCGAAATTTCGACCCTTCTTCTATTGTTGCGTCCCACTTATTATGCCAGTGCCATGCGTATGCTCCATCAAACACCTCTACCTTTTCCACTTTGCCGAAAGGGTTGTTTGATGCTCCTTCAAATCCCCATTCCGAATCGAACCAAACTCCAGGTAAGCAAAGAACCTGGTTCCTCTTCGTTCTCGAATACAAATCTGACCCCCAGCAAAATGAATTTTTGAGAGGCGACGTCTCCAAAATCAATTCTAAAAATTCTAGAGACAAATCTGACTTGGCATGTAGACGCATGATTGCTCCGTTCATTTTCATGATGGGTTCTTTTGTGTCTGATGCTTCTGCACTTGTGCCTGCTGCTGCGCTTGTACTCGTTCTGCTAGCGCTAGCGCTTGTGTCTGCTGCATTACTTGTGTCCGTTCTGCTAGCGCTAGCGCTTGTGCCGCTTGTGCCCCATTGATACAAAAACTCCATATGATTGAGAGGAGACATATCCCTCAAAACCAGCACATCCATATCAATATAGAACCCCCCGTATTTATGCAAAATCAACAATCGGAACAAATCCCCCTCTAAATAACACAATTCGTCATCAAAAGAGTCCACCCCCGAACCTTCCAGAATCGTCCCTTTCCTCTCCTCCGCATAATCCCATTTCCGAAACCGAACATATTGTCGGACCTCATCCCCTATATACGATGAGTCCGATAAGTCCACATTCGACCATAGATTTATCTCGAAATTCCCACGTTTTCGATGAGAGGCGACAATCGATTTCAGAACCCCTCCTTGTTTTTCCCCGAACGGGCGCGGAACGCGCCAAAAACAGTGAAATACCAATGGACTTGTATCACGAACCGGCATCCGTTTCGCGTATTCCAGAGACGCCAAATAACTCGTCTTGTCCGGTCGATAAAGGTCGATATTCTCATCCATGAAACGAATCATATTGTCCATTTTATAAATATTCAACAATATGATTTTGCAGTATTAACCGCATAAATATTATGCCGTAGACACTCTATCAGAAAAATGAACCCGAATCTCATGACCATTTACCAATCCCCCTTCCCGAAACGCCGAATCGGGAGATGGTGTGATGGCGGGTATGCGATTGCCGATATTCCCGGCATCAAATACGACATATTGATTGCCGGAGGTGTATGCGACGATATTAGTTTCGAAGAGGATTTCGTCCGCTACCAACTCGAATCTTCCAACGTTGTTCCGGTCTATGCCTTCGACGGAACCATAACCGAACTCCCTAAATCGCCGTTTGAGAACCAGATTCGGTTCATCCAGAAAAATATCGGCGAACACGAGACCGCGGAAATCACCAATCTACATAATTTACTGCATCCATATACCGAAGTGCAGAATGCGAATGTGTTTGTGAAGATGGATATCGAAGGCGGAGAGGTCGATTGGATACGGTCTTTAAAGAAAGAACATCTCGATACCATGGCACAAATCGTCATGGAGTTTCATTCACCTTTCGCCAATGCAGAAATAGACATGTTCAAGAAATTGAACGAAACGCACTTGCCCATTCATTTTCACCCGAATAATGCGTGCGGGACGCGGGTTCATAATGGGGTCTATTTCCCGAACGTTTTTGAGTGCACGTATTTACACAAACGGTTTTTCGGAGGGAAAGCAGAACTGAATCGGGACTATATACCGAACGATATGGTGGATGTACGGAATATTGGATTCAAAGACGAAATATGGATAGGACACCCGCCGTTCGTCCATTTCGAAAAGTTTTCTCGCGATGTTTGATTTCCTCCTATATGAATAATATTTTCGAATACATCTGAAAATATTATGCTAGATGAATACGCTGGCGGGTATGAGATATTGAAGATGTTTATTTGCTGGGGGGCGCGGTGGTGTTGCTGGGGTAGGACCCTCCATGTAGTTCCTCCTCTTCGTCGTCACCCGAACCACCCTTCACCTTACGGGACTTGCGGTTCTTTCTCGACTTCTTTCCAACCTTGACATATCCGAACTTGCCTTTCTTCGCGGTATATCCGTACTTCACGAGACGCTTCTCCTTCTTCGCAGTGGCGTGCTTCTTTCGACTCACGATGCGACCCCACTTGTTCATCATCAGATGGGACTTGGTGAGTTCGCCAGCAGTCTTGTATGCCGTGCCATTCATCACCTGTTGTCTGGAACCGAACAGTTCCTTGAATGTATGGCCGTGAATATGGTATGCGCCATCGGCACTTCTATGAGGACGTTTGGTCATTATATCTTAATATACACTAAACGCACATTTTCGGGCAAATTGATGAATTGGTACACATTGCTTATTCATTCATCTTAGGCGCCAAATGAAACACTAAATTCGCGTCGTCCGTTTCGCCTAAAGAATACGCAATGCGCATCGGGTAAGATTCCCCGAACTTGATAGACACTAATTCAGAAATGCGACTATACGCACAGAAATGTTTCAAATAGGTCAGACTAAACGACAGCGCTAAATCTGCCCCTTCGTCAATCGCAAATTCCGACAAATCATTGATTCCGATTTCCACAAACATTTTCCCCTGGTCTTGACTCGTCGACGCTAAAGCGATTCGTTCCTCGCTACATTGCACCTCCATTGTATCTCCGAACATTTTCAATTGCGTGATAATATCGGCAAACTGGGCAGAATGCATCGCAAGTTCCGCAGTGTATTCGATTTCTGGTATATGCATCCCTTCCTCCTCAATATCGATGAGAGGCAACTCGAAATGCTTGTCGAACGTATTTGTCGTCGGTTTTTTGTCTTTTGTCTTGGTCTTTACACTTGTATTATCGCCTTCCGCCACACTCAAGACAACGTCCTCGGGTTTCGTTAAATGTATCAGGAGTCGGTCGGTATCTTCCGACGAATATACCAATTGTATTTGCTGGTCTTTATCGCGGGAGGACAGAATCCTATGCAAATACGTCGCATTGAATCCGATTCGAATACTGGCATGGTCTGTCAACGTATAGACATCGAACCATGCGGCCGGAAGTGACATCTCTAAAATTGCCACATGGGCATTGTCCATACACTGCATCTTCATATACTTGTCACTGCATGATATGGAAATATGGTCGGTGAATAGTTTAATATGCTGGAATATCGTAGCAAATTTATCTGCCCGATCTGAATTCCGAATGACGATTTCCATTATTTAGAGTTGGGTTAGAGTGAGTTAGGATAAATTGTAGATACTAGTTTAACTTGTTTTTGTTATAGTTTTATGTTTTTGGATAAAACGTGAGGTTGTATTCGCCGGAGTCTTTCTTCGAAACCACGTGCAACTTTGCTTTCACATTCTCTTCCATGAATGGCATGACAATGTGTTTGATTGCGTCCATTATATTTGGCGAATTATACACAACAAATTGCAATACGACCGGGGCAAACCCGGTGTTTCGTTGAAAACATTTCATGCAAAATGTCTCGATTAGACCCTTGTATCTTTCTGCGGCGGAAACAGTAAACCCGTCGAAATTTAAAAACACACGAAGATTGCCATAAGTATCTTTGATTTGTTGAAAATTCATGATAATGTAGTCTGCGATGGTTTCGAATATTTCCGGTGACGCATATGTTTTTAAGAGAGGATAGTCAATATGCACACAATTTGTGCCTTCAATGATATTGCACGTGCGTTTAAGTAGAACTTCGAGTGTAATCTTACTAACTACTTGTTTCGCACAATCATATTTCTGTTGTTTCTTAAAAAGTGTATTTTTGCCTCCGGATTCAGAATAGAATTCTGACTTGGTTTTTTCTATTTCTCTTTCGAGATCGTCAAATGATGATAATCCGGACATCTATTTTAACTGAGACGAAATTATAATGCTTAAATAATATGTATTTCTCTGAAATTGTATTTATATTCATGTAAATACAATAATCATTCCTAACGTCTAGTCTGCCGGAGGCAATGGGCAAAAACCCATACGACTAACGTATATGACTAGACACTAATTTGACTGGTCAACGGCACTGAGTGCTTTCTCTAAAGGCGTGGGTTCGTCCGAAAGAATGCGAATGCGGTCTTCCATAAGAGTCTTATTCACCTCCATCGTATAGGTTTGCAGTTTCATAATGGTATCTTTCAATGACGCCAATTCATCTGCAATAATATCGAAACGCGTATTGTATTCTTCGATGACGGGTCTTAATTCGATTTCGTCTCTGGGTTCTACCACTGTCTTATTGTTTGTCTGGGTCTGGACAAATTGCTCTAAATTATTTAGGCGTTTATCGACTAACGAAATCACTTGGGGTAGAGTAAGACCCGGACCCATATTTGGTTGCTGAGATTGTTGTTGTTGTGCGCCGGGAAAATTGGGTTGAGGAATCGTTTGGCGGACACCTGGGGCAGGAGCGACCGCTTCAGGTCCAGCGCGACGACGACGGGCAGATGCAAGTGCTGTACTCATTTTTTGTGATTGAATTCATAATATCGACGACTATTGTTTTGCTTGATTTTCTACGCAAAATACAGCGACCTTAAACCCGGTATGTCGTAAAATACAGCGAACCTTAAACCCGGTATGTCGTAAAATACAGCGAACCTTAAACCCGGTAGGTCGTAAAATACAGCGACCTTAAACCCGGTAGGTCGTAAAATACGGCGAACCATACGAAGTGTTATGCCACCATATCCATCTCAATCTTCGGATGATGCAAATACTGCTCCAAAAACTCAATATCCCCTAAATCATAGTCCTCAATCTTCTCTCTCACCGTTTTGATTTGAATCCTAGGAAAATCGAGAGGCGTCCTCTCAACTTGCGTTTTCAAAGACTCGATGTGAGATTCGTAAATATGAACATCTCCTAAAAAATGCACAAATTCATCTGCCACCAAACCACAATGTTTCGCTAAAAGATGTGTTAAAAAGGAATAAGAGGCAATATTGAAAGGAACTCCTAAACCAATGTCCCCACTTCGCTGATAAAGGGCACAAGAAAGACGATTCCCTCCTCTCACCCGAAATTGTGCTAAAACATGGCAAGGAGGGAGTGCCATTTGGTCGATTTGTATCGGATTCCATGCGGTCAGTATTAGGCGGCGGGATGTCCTCTCAACCGGATCTCTCAAAGAATCGATAATTTTTTGCAACTGGTCTATACCGGCATAGGACGGCGGTCTTTCGGTTCGAGCATTGGAAGAAAATTCGAGAGTACTTAGCGGAATTCTCTGGAGAACCTCCCCACATCGACGATCATTGTTTACTTCGATCTGGACTGCCTCTGGACTTTGGTGGATGGGGAGAGTATTCCAATATGGGACATCCTTTCCGCAAATATAGGGAGCATTGAAATGTCGCCATTGGTATCCATAGACGGGTCCCAAAACGCCTTCCGGGTAATTTGCTAAACCTCTCGAATCTAAGAATTCGCGAGAGGCATTGGCATCCCAAATATGCACATTTTGGTTTTGCAGGTCCTTATTATCAGTGTTGCCTTGAATAAACCACATGAGTTCTCGGAAACAAGTTTTCCATGCGACCTGTTTTGTGGTTAATAGTGGAATTTTCCCATCCTTTAGCGAGAAACGCATCATACGTCCGAATGAAGCGACCGTGTTTCCATTACGACCTTCTTCTAACTCTCCATTCTCCAAAACATCTCGTATCAAATCTAAATATTGCTGCTCCTCTCCGTTTTTGTTATCTGTCATCCTTTCGTTATCTTCAGTATAACTCTAGTATCAATTATGGTTTATTGTTTATACCGATGAAATCGAAAAATATAACGCTAAATTATATCTACACGGTCTGAAATAGAATAAATGGATGCATTACAAGAAATTGGCGGTACAGAACCCGGCAGAAAAACATTTTTCACGCACGTGTTCGATATGTCGCAAGAAGCGAATGGCGAAATTATGAATGTGACACAATATGCTATTTTAGGAATAATACCTGTTCTAGTGCTAAATAAATTGATTCAGAGGTTCTCGCCGGAAGCAGATCCCGATAGTTCATCGATTGAACTTCTCGTCGAAGTATTGTTGCAAGTGGTTGTGATGTTTGTGGGAATCATTATGATCCACCGCATCATCACGTATTTGCCCACTTATAGCGGGTTCCGCTATGAACATTTGACCTTGACGAATGTTGTGTTGGCGTTCTTGATTATCGTATTGAGTTTGCAGACGAAGTTGGGGATTAAGGTGAATATCCTGTATGATCGATTGCTGGATTTGTGGAATGGAACCTCTAGCGAGGAAAAGAAGTCGAATGTGCGGTCTCGCGTTCGGGTGAATGATTCTGCCACGAACATAATACACAATCCTAGTCAGGCAGACTTCTTGGACACGGGGTCGTCGAGTGGCATGTTCCCACCCGCACCGGTGGTACAGAGCAAACCGAATAGTTCGTATGATTATATGATGCGGGGCGCGCCACCACAGGCACCACCGGGACCTGCCCCGGCAAATTCGATGTTGGGAGGCGGATTCGGGGCGTTTTTTTAGACGATTTTATTTGGTAAAAACTAAATAAAATATATAATTACCAATGGCGACTGAAGAATATCAAATTGGTCGTTTGTTGGGTTCTTCTAATTACAATCGTATATTTAGTAGTTCCAATAATAGTTTCCCAAGTAGATTTTTTGAAGTTGCGAAAGAAAATGCAATTCCATATGACGCATTTATATATTTGAACTCAATTGGATATGTAACGAATGAAACACAATATTTTACTAAAGAATCTGCAACTCAATTTTTGAATTTTCACAGAGAATTCAATGATTGGGTGCATGGTGCAATTGAAAATTTCAGTATACAGAAAATCTATATATTGCAAATTCAACCTACATTCTTTGATGAGACAAACGGGATTTCAAATGGGTTTGTATTTGTTAAATTTGTAAAGAGTGATAATTATCCTGGGGTGGCATTGATTCGAGGTAATGCGAATGCTTATTTTGTGATTTTGAATGTGGACACCACAAAACATGTGGTTTTTTCAAAAAAGACACAAATTCCAGGATTACAGGAAGATTATCTAGAATTGATTGCAGGAAATAATTTAACTTTTGTAGGAATATTGGAAAAATTAAAGATACCAACAAACCCAAATCCTAAAATAAATGGGTCCAAACTCGTTGATATGTATCCTTCGATTGGAGGATGCAATGAACGCGTCAGTCTTTTTCAATTAGAACTAACTATATCAAAAGAACAATTACAACAAATACGACAATTACAAAGTATACACGTTATGTCTTACATGGAGGTTGTTCGAAAAATAACTACAGGTGAAATAACAGATTCAAAGATTTTGTCAGCATTTGCAGTACTTGGTCTCAAACAAAGACAGAAACTACTTCAAAGTTATAATGGTGGAAGCAAAAAATACAATACTCGGCGTAAAATACGGAAATCGAATAAAAAGAAAACATGAAAATATCAATTGCGTAATACTAGTAATTTTCAAATTATACCTTATTTATAATATGAATCATATCGATAAGGTCGTCTATATTAATCTCAACAAACGCACAGACCGCAGACAACATATGGAAGACCTCCTCTCAACCTACGATATTCCCGCCACCAGGTTCGAGGCAATCGAACACTCGCCTAACGGATCGGCACGAGGAGCGCCCCTAAACGGTTTATATGGTTGCGGACTTAGTCATTTAGCAGTGCTGAAACTTGCCCGCGACAATGGATGGCGAAATGTCCTGATTTTGGAAGACGATATTCTGTTCAATCTCCCAAAACAAGATTTCGAACAAGATATTGAGAGGTTGTTTACGCAAGGACCCGAGTTTGATGTTTGTATGTTGGATATTAATTTGCAGCGGTCGGAACCCGCAACCCCATATGATTGGTTAACAAGGGTCAAATACGCTCATTGTGCTGGAGCATATATTGTGCAGCAGCATTATTACCAAAAACTGATTGATTTGTATGAATGGGCACTTCCGCAGTTATTACATACGGGCGCACATTGGATTTATGCGAATGATGCGGTATGGGGACAGTTGCAGGAAAAAGACAAATGGTATACGTTTAAGGAACAAGTTTGCAGACAAATGTCGGGGTACAGCGACACGAAGAATATGGTGATTTGAGCGAAATTGTGTTCCCTATATTTTTTGGCATACAAATATACAATGATTTATATACAAATATATGTTAAAAACTGAGCATATTTTGACAGTGGCAATATTTGGTCATGGATGTGAATATTTACTCGATCCATTTCCAGAATCGGATATAATTGGCGATTTTTATAAAAACAAAGTTAGAGTATTTAGTCAAGCGTGTGTTCCAGATCTACCAAGCGTCACCGGAAGTCATCAGCACAAAAGTATATCCGTGACAGTTCGAGATATTATGCAGAAGAAACCAAAAAACTCAGATACATTTTCAATATTGGACGAATATATGTCATCATGCAAACCACACTACGTAGATAAATTTAACGAATCAAAGAAAAAAGAGCGTCCGGATTTTGACCAGAGGTTGTTTGACCCATACTATAATAATCGGTTTTGTGGCAAAATGACATACTTAGCAAATAAAACATTCTATTTATACGAAACCTCTCCCACTGAACGTAGTGCGCATTTACATGGGGTCGTATTACTAGATGTTCGTTTGAAAAAAACATTCGAGGATGGTCATGTAGAATATGAAAAAGTTTTTAACCCGCCTCGCAATAATGATCCGATTGTATTAACAACGCACGATGGATTATTGTATTTATTGAAAAACGTTTTAGGCAAAAAAACGAAAGAATGTAACGAATATTTAAAATTTATGGGGTTATCATCTAAGACCACATCAAAATTAGATAGCATTGATTTGATAAAACTGTTCGATATATTAAGGTTCTTTGATTTTATAAATATATTGGATTATACTTGCAGAGAATGCATGACCGATTTTAAAACATTGAAGCGTCGAGAAATGTCACCACGCAAAATAGAGGATAATTTCGAAAAAGAACAATGGTTTAAAAAAAAAATGGAAATTTTTGGAGGAACCAGACGCAATAAAAAAGGTAAGAAAACCAGAAAAATACGTAAAAAGTTGAAATAAATCCAAACATACTATTTTCATGAAGAATATAATATGTTTTGCTGAGATACGAGGGGATCTTTTTTATTATTACCAAAAACGGATTGATTTGTATGAATGGACAGTTATTACATACCGGGGCACATTGGATTTATGTGAATGATGCGGTCAGGGGGTTATGATCGGGCAGTTTTCCCATATAGGTTTATTTATGGTGGTATTTACATCAAAAATAAAGTATTATCTAAAATTTAAATTATTATAGGGGGTTTCCAAAGGGGGACTCCCCTTTGGTCGACCGCACACAAGGCTAGCAGACGATTGCGACCCGTGTGGTCGCAATGTGTGATAGTCTGCATTTGAGCGAAATTGCTTATATTTTCTTGGCACTCACCAACCTCTCAATGAATCCCCGCGGGTTCTCGTGATTCGACACATAAAAATTAATTACCTCGGCAGGCGAATAAAACATGTCAGGTATGAGCGCCAAATCATTCGGGTCGATTTCTGCGCCATAATAATGCAAATACATTTCTGCTATGGTATTCCGCGTCGCATTTCCCAGATTCAGTGCCATGTCGATACGCCCAGGTCTAATTAACGCAGGGTCCAAACGGTCATAATGATTCGTCGTGATAATCATGATTCTTCCGGTATTCTCTCGAATCCCGTCCCAGAGATTCAGGATATCGTCCAGTGTAATATTGTCTTGCTGGTTAGAACTTGCGATGGGTCCCATCGACCCTCCCTCCATCTTCTTCATCACATATTTTGTTGCCTTTGCAATTTCGCGCTTGACTTTTTCTTCCGGTGTCAATGCCGAGGTTGATGGTGCGGTAGTATCTACGAATTCGTCTATATCTCCAACATCATCCATGCTATCTGCATCCGAAATATCCGACTTCGACTTTTGTTTTCGCTTCAAAATAATATCTCCGACGCAATCGATGTCTTCAAAAACGAGTATTTTCTTGTCGAACCCAATCGCATTCTTATCATTTGCATTGCTGTACTGTGTCTCGAAATAGAAGTCGTACAACTGTTTCTTCGTCTTGATTCTTGCGAGAGAAATCGAAATAATGTGGCGGTCGAGATGGGTCGCAAGTGCTTTGATGAAACTCGTTTTTCCGGTTCCAGGCGCGCCGTATAATGCAATGCCGAGAGTATACGGCACTCCATTCCGGCGATACCATTCCTTGTTCTCCGTGAAGAATTTGATTTTCTGTATGACGTCGCGTTTTTCATCGAAGAAGATGTTGTCGAACGATTTCATGGTTTCGTGGGGCGTTTCGCGCCAACCGCCTACCGTATCGTCGTCGTCGTCGTTATGGACTTCCGTATTGTTTAGTGTATAAACGAACAATTTGCCGCGTCTTTTCTCCTCCAAATATTTAGAATAGTTTTCCCGAATTGTCTTCACATATTCTTTGATGACAGAAACTTTGGATTTGTAGGAGAATACCATGATGGTGAATTTGATAATACGACTTTCATTTTTAGACATGCCTGCACTAGACTCCTCTCGTTGTTCTCCCGCTTCCTTCACAATGCAATAGATTTCTTGTTCGGCGTCGAGAAGAAAGGGTAGTTTCTGCGAAACCGTGAAAATGGTCTTGACATCTTCGGAACTCTTGTCCTCGTAATGTTCGCCTTTCACCACATTCGTGGCAAACTCCTTTAATTCGCGCACGTCTTTCATGGAGTCAATGCGCTGTACCACGTGGAATAGAATCGCACGGAAATTCTTGGAGAATGTATTTGCTAGGGTGATGGGACGGCGACTGTAATTGTCAATCCCAGTTACATGCTTTCCTTCCACAATGATGCAGTGTTTTCGCATGATGAAGGAACGCCAATCGAGGGACAATTCTCGCCATCCTTTTTTTCCTTCCCCAGTGACGGATTCGTATAACCAAGAGAACGCACCCACTACAATCGCAAGTGCAATCAATTGTGCTATGTTGGTTGTATTTCCTTTTTGTATTTGATTCATGAGAGATAGTCGAATATGGTCGACCATCAATGTTTGTAAAGAACCGAATATTTCGCTCATTTTAATTTCGAGTGAGGTCAATAAATTAGTGTCGAATAAGATTAGTTGATATTTTACAACAGGTTGCGTTTATATTTATTTGCAAATGTTTAGAGGGTAGATATACCAACTTGGGCATCCATGGAATCCGATAAAATCGTATTCGTTTCCGCACACTATCCGAGGAAAACATATTTTGCCATGAAAACTCGTGCGACCTTTGAAAAATATACAAAGTTGAGAGGATACGGATTTTATTATGACGAGGAGGAACCACCAGAGGAAGAAAAACATGTACGAGCATTGCATTATAGACGGTGCGTGAGTATGCGGAAGGCATCGGTCGTGTATCCTGACGCAAAATGGTTTGTCTGGGTGGATTCCGATGTCTACGTCAATAATTACGGTGCGAAAGTCGAAGACCTGGTCGATTTGACCGACGACAAGATATTGTATCATCTTTTTCATGAACGATCTTGGGGAATGTATGACATAAACACGGGTGTCAAATTCGTGAATCGAGAGGCGATTCAATGGGAAGATAAAGTCTGGGAACTGAGAAACACGGACCCTTGGACGCAGTATCCATTCGAACAGAAGACGATATATGAATATGTTTTGCCGCGAATTGGGAAAGAACGATATGTAATACATGACCCGTATGTGTTGAATTGCATTATAAAAGCATATCCCGACCGTGTTGCCAATTCGGTATTCACCCATATGTGTGCTTGTACGGAAGAGGAACGGAATAATATTATGCGAGAGGTTTATATTTAACGAAATGCCTCCGCATATAGTGGTGTATATTCATATCTGTCAAATCGGAGAATGGACCCGGTCGTTTCATATGATTATGGATGCGATGAAAGAAAGTGGGTTGTATAATGCCGCAACAGAAATCCGACTGGGTGTGTTAGTTCCTTATAATCATCAGATTGACCGTACTCTATTCGATGACCCGAAATTCCGTATTGTTTGCGAGGGACGACCGGAAGAATACGAACGACCGACATTGTTGCATATGCGACGGAGCGCAATCGAATCCGATCCTCTCGACACCCGATATTTTTATTGTCACACGAAAGGAGTACGCTGGTTCGGCACCCCGACGGAACCCTTTGTGATGGATTGGATTCAATTGCTGATTTATTGGAATATTGAGAAGTGGGTAAATGCAGAGGATATCGTTTATAAATACGACACATATGGTTGCAATTATCATAATACAGGTCAATACCCGCCACATTATTCGGGTAATTTCTTCTGGACAAATACACATCACTTGAAAACGCTGCCGGACACGATTGGACCTGCTTATAATGACCCGGAATTCTGGTTATGCTCGGCAGGAATGTTTGGGGGGAGACCGAATGTATATAATGCATTTAGTAGTAATTTAGAGGGGATGGGGCACTATGATACACTTTTCCCGGAGAGTCTTTACCGTACTAGTACATAACCGTGAACATAACCGTACTAGTACATAACCGTGCGTAAACGCACATAACCTCTCCACATTTATCGAAATATATCGCGTCAATGTAAAAAGATTAGAATGTATTTGCTGCAACTATTCGTTCTATTGTCATCGGTGTTTTGCGTAAGACCTGACAAAGAATGTCCTCTCGTTACACCATCCAATACCTCGTCCAATGAACATGAAGGAGGGTTCCGACTCGTCCAGTACAACATGGAGTGGTTATTCATGGACTATTATGCTCCCATGGATTGTCCCGGGTCCGGATGTCCTTGGAAAAACGAGACAGAGGCAAATACACATATCCAATATCTGGCGAAAGTCGTTTCTACTCTAAACCCGGATATCATGAATATTTGCGAGGTGGAGGGATGCGACGAATTAGACCTATTACGTTATCAAACCATGAACGGCACGGAATATCAGAAATATTTGAAACAAGGCACGGATACTGCGACAGGACAAAATGTCGGACTCATGACCAAATGGTCTCCTATTGCAAATTTGTCAAGAACGGAGGAGAGGATGGCATATCCTCTCGAAGGGTCTGAGTGTGGTTACACCGGTGCACCAGGAACTGCGGGAGTCAGCAAACACTATATTACGGAGTATGTGTTTTATGGGAGACCGACGCTTTTTATAGGATTGCATTTACTTGCTTATCCGGAGGACGCGACAAGGTGCGCGGAGCGAGAGGTACAGGCACAGATTATCCAGAATGTGGTTGCATCCTATATAGAAACCAACAAAGGAGAGGGAGAGGTGATTGTTTTAGGTGATTTGAATGATTTTGATGGACGAGTATTGGATGCGAACCGGAATGTTCCGACCTCTCGTGTTTTGGATATTTTGAAGGGACTCGATGGGGCGCATAAGGGTGAATATGAATTGCGGTCTGCTGCGGAGAAGATATCGGAAGTGGAACGGTTTAGTGATTGGTGGGATGAGAATGAAGATTGCGTGAGCACGGGGAATGAGTTTTCGATGATAGACCATGTGCTGGTGACTCCGTTTTTGTTCGAGAAGATTGAGA